CCCCAAACCATGAAGCATCACCACACACTGCGCCCGCCCCTGCGCCCGCCGGTCACTGGCCTTCAGCGCGATCCGCTGGAGATCGCCCTGCGCACGGGAGCGCGACTGGCGCTCTATTTTCTGCTGGGAATGGCGCTGATGTTCATGGCGCAAGCGCTGATCGGATGCAGCGCGTCGGAGCTTCGTCTGGCCAGCGCGGGAAGCGCGGCCAGTAGCGGACTGGCCGCGAACCTGGACACCGCCCACGGTGAGGTGAATCTGGCCGAGCCGCATGCCGACTCCATAGGCCGCGCCCACCTGGTGAGCGCGGACACAGCGATCGCATCGGGGAAATCGAAATTGCCCGCGATCAATGCGGGACTGGCGCAGGTGGCGCCGCTGAGCGCGAAAGTGAAGACGCTGGAACATCAGTTCTGGAGTCCGCGCCAACGAGCGATCGCATGGGTGATCGGTCTAAGTGTCAGTGCGCTGGGTGTGGTCTTGGCGATTCTGTATTTCGCCACGCCGCTGTCGCTGCCGATCGGTGCGGCAGCCGCAGGTGCGTTCCACGTTCTGACGCTGGGAGTCCCGAAGCTGTTTCATGGGATCGTGAGCCGCATTCACGCGAAGGCGCAGACAAGGGCCACATCGACCGTCGCTTCAGTGCTGGCCGCGCCGCCGACTGCCCGCCCGTCCGAAATCGCAATGGTGGCGACGGCCACCGGAATGAAGCCCGCGTGAGACCACCATGCCGCGACAGGACTTCACGCTGAATGATACCGAGCAGTTGGGGGACGCGCTGATTCCGCGCTTCCAACAGGCCATCGCGCCCGAGTTCACTACGATCCGCAACGAGCTCCAGCAGATACGCGAGGAGCTCACCACGCTGAAGGCGCGTAGCGGCCTGTGGGGCGCGACGGGCGGAGCGGCGATGGCGCTGGCCGCGATCCTCACCGAGCTCGCCGCCGGCGGACGCCGCTGAGCCGAGGCCGGGGGACATCGCAGGAAAAAACCCGTCGCGCCTCCCAGACCGTACACCAATTTTCCACGTTTTTTCGACCGCTTTTCGCGCTAGGGGGGTAGGCCGGCCGGCGCGACGCACCATGCCCAGACTGACCTCCATCCCCGCCACCGACGCCTGGCAACGCTCGCTCACGCAGCCCTTCGGTGACTCCATCACCTGGGATGCTCCTCCGCCCAGCCCCGAAATCGACACCACGCTACGCCTCCCGCGCGACCTGTCCACGCTCCACAGCCCCACGCGCCGCCTCACCCTCGACGCCCGCGCCAACCCCGCCGCCTTCGCGCACCTGGCCACCATGCCCGCCCAGGGCGAATCGCTCCACGGTGTCATCAGCGGCCGCTACGCCCTCTACGAGCTGATCCCCGCGCTGATCGAGCGCACGCAACAGCCCATTGCCGCGCTCTACATCGCCACCCTCAGCTTCAACAAACAAAACGCCGCCGACATCCTCGCGCTGCTCCAAGCCGGCCACGTCAAGAGCCTGGCCCTGATCATCAGCTACTACTTCAAGAGCACCAGCCGCGAAATCTACGATCTTCTGATTCCCCCGCTCCGCGCCGCCGGCCAACGCGTGCTGGCCATCCGCAACCACGCCAAGCTATTACTGGCCGAGATGGCCAACGGCCAAAAGTTCACCGTCGAAACCAGCGCCAACTTGCGCAGCTCTGGGAACATCGAGCAATTCGTGCTGACCGCCGACGGCCCGCTTCACGACTTTCACCGCGGATGGATCGAAGACCTTTTCGCCACGCGCAAAGACATGGGGACAGCCTGATGATGAGTGAGGAGTGAACCGTGACAGACTCCCACTCACCCGCCCAATCGCCGTCCGACGCCGCGCGCGACCTGGCCGCCGTCATCGATCCCCCAGACGACATCACCGCCGACCCCGCCGCCCTCACCGAGTGGCGCCGCCTCATAGCCGCGATCGCCGACGCCGGCGGCATCCTGAAATCCGCCGACCGCAACATCATCGCCACCGCCGTCCGCACCCACGCCGTGAACGCCGCCATGTACGCGCACGTTAAGGAATTCGGCGCGATCATCAAATGGCCCAACGGCCTTCCGGGGCCAAGCCCGCAATACAAAGCCTTCAAAGAGACGGCCAACCTTCTGCGCGGTCTGCTGGCGGACCTAGGCGCCACGCCCGCCGCCCGCCACTTCGATCTACCCGCAGCGGACGCAACGGACGCAAACACCGACGACCTGGAATTTTAATGGAGTCCCATTGACCGCAAAGCTCATCATCGCCATCGAGAAGGACGGAACAGAAGTCGCCCGCCAACAGATCGACCTGTCGATCCTGTTGAGCCTCGACGAAGACCAAATGACCGCGCTGGTGGCCGCCAGCGCCGCACTGTGCCTGATGCAAGCCGCCCCCGCGCTGGACCCCAATGAGCCAAGCAGCCCGCCAGTACGACCGACACCAGCGCGATCCGAAGTCGAAACAGTTTTATAATTCCGCCGCCTGGCAGCGCTGCCGCGCCAACAAGCTGGCCGAAAAGCCGTGGTGCGAACGCTGCGGCGCCCTGGCCGAGCACGTGCATCATCGCACGCCGATCGCCACGCCGGCCGGATGGGAGAGCCGCCTCGATGTCGCCGGCCTGATGAGCGTCTGCATCGCGTGCCATAACGCGATCGAGCGCGATGCGGGTGACACGGGCGAGACGCCCGTGCTTCCCGCCGTCGCCGGAATCCTCCAGCCCACGGAGGATGAACGATTTTACTTCGACGCCGACGCCGGCGAGCGGCCGATCCGCTTCATTCAAAAATTCTGCCGCCACCACGAAGGCCAGTGGGCCGGCCAGCTGCTGGTGTTGCTGGAATGGCAGCAGGAACTGATTCGCACCCTGTACGGATGGAAGCACCGCGCCGGTGAACGCCAGGGACGCCGCCGCTTCACAGAGCTGTTTCTTCTCAGCGCAAAGGGCGCGGGCAAGACCCCGCTCCTGTCCGCCATCGGTCAATACGAGCTGTTCGCCGGCGGCGAGCCCGCCGCCCATGTGGTCAGCATGGCCACGGACTTCAAACAGGCGCAGCTCACGCAGGACTGGGCCAAGAAATCGATCCAGCAAGACGCGAAGCTGGCCAAGCTGGCCGAGATCACCCAGTACGAAATCCGCCACCCAAAGAGCGGGAGCAAATGGACCACGCTCAGCGGAGTCTTCGCAGGCCGCGCCGGATTCCGCCCCTCCTGCATTTTGGCCGACGAGGCCTGGGAATGGCCCAACGGGAAATGCTACGAATCACTGACCGCGAATTTGTTTAAGCGCCGTGAGCCGCTCTTACTCATCGCCAGCAACGCCGGCGAAAGCCGCGAATGCTACTGCTGGGGCCTATACGAGCAGGCCAAAAAGGCCCTGGCAAGCGAAAGCCCGCGCACGGATCTTCTCCCCGCGATCTACGAAGCCCCCGAGGACATGCCCTGGGACAGCGAGGCGGCAGCCGCCGCCGCCTGCCCGTCCATCCCCGAGGTGGTGAGCTTCGCCAGCCTCCAGCCCAAGATCATCGCCGCGCAACAATCGCCGGCCAAAGAAGCCGAATACCGCCGCCTGCATCTCAGCCAGTGGCGAAAATCCGGCGCCAAGCAATGGCTGGACATGCAGCTTTGGGACGAGGCGCAAACCGCGTTCGACCTCTCAGCACTCAGCACTCAGCACCCAGCACTCTACGTCGGCCTCGACCTGTCGGAGGGCGACGACCTGTGCTCCGCGGTCTATGTGTACGTCACGCCCGAGAAGCTCTATGTGACGTGCAAAAATTGGCTCCCACGCGCCACCGCCGAGGAATACGAACGCGCCGGTACGGCCCAGTTCACCGCCCATGAAGCCGCCGGTGAAATCACGCTGCTCAGCGAAGTCACCGTGAACGCCGCCGTGCGCCGGATGATCGCCGACGAGATCGTGGCCGGCCACGCCACGCAAAAAATCGAAAAGGTCTGCTATGACGCCTACCGCGCCGACGAGGTTGTCGCGCGGCTGACCGCAGCCGGCATCAAGTGCGAACCGATCCGCCAGGGCTTTGGCGTGTCGCCAGGCTGCGCCGAACTGGAGCGCCGCCTGAAAGAGAAATCCATCCAGATCGCCCCCAGCGCCATCATGCGCAGCGCCGCCCAGAACGCCGAGATCAAGAGCGATGAGCGCGGCAACATCTGGCCGGTAAAGCCCAACGCAAAAAACCGCTACGCCGGAACCCGCTCCGTGAAGATCGATCCGATTGCCGCGCTGGTGACCGCGCTGGTCGAAGCCAGAAAACACGACTTCCCCGCCGCGCAAAAGAAGTGGACGGGAAACGTCTGGGTCCTGTGACAAGACGATTCACCACAAAGCCTCAAAGACACAAAGGAGAACCATGCCACGCGAGAAGACTGAAACCCACCCGCTGGATGAAATCGTGAGCCAGTACCACGCCGTGCTCGATGGAATTGCCGACTGTGACCGGCGGCTGAGCACACTCCAGCCGATCGTGGACCGCAAGGTTGACCTGATCCAAAAGCGTGAAGCCCTCCGCGCCCAGGTGCAGCTCGCCCAGACGCCCGCCGCAACGCTCTGATTGCATGGGTATGGGGCGGGGTATGGGGTCTGAATCCTCCCCGACCCCAAACCCAAAACCCAAAACCCCAATGCCAAGCATCCAACAACCCGTCGGCGCGATGGGTAGCACGGGCTACCTGATCTATGACACCAACACCCCCGGTGTCATTGGCCCCGCGGTCATCAATGCCTACACCACGCTGTGCATCCCCGCCTATTGGCGGGCGATGGATTTTCTGACAAAAAATCTGACGTGCTTCCCGCGCAGCATTCGACGCGAGGAAGTGGCCGTCAAGCACCGCCTCCTGAAGCTCCTCACGCGCCGCCCCAACACCTACCAGAACTCCACGCTCTTCTGGGGGACGCTGTACTTCCACTGGAGCCACTATCACAACGCGTTCGCCTGGATCGAGCGAGACAGCCAGTTCAATCCGATCGCGCTCCACAACCGCATCCCCGAGATGGTCGCGCCGTTTCGATACCTGGACGACGACGGGAACCCCAGCAGTTGGTACTGGATCGGTGGAATGAAGGCGCGAGTGGTGCCGGCCGCCGACATGCTCCACCTGCATGGCATGAGCTATGACGGCATCGGGGGCTTCAACCCGATCTTCATCCTGGCCGAGACCTTCGAACGCAGCCGGCTGCTGGATCGTTACGTCACGCGCTACCTCACGCGCGGGAGCATGATCCGCGGATCGATTGAGATTCCGGCCGGCGCCAGCAAAGAGCAGCAAGAGCAGATCGTCTCCACGATCCGAACCAGCTTCCAGGGCGCGGACGCGGAAAGGGACGTGCTGGTACTCAGCGACGGCGCCACGCTAAAAAACTCCACCCTGAGCCCGCGTGACAGCGAACTCGGTAAGCAGGTGGAACTGGGAATGAAACAGATCGCCCAGATCACGGGAGTCCACCCGCATTTTCTGTACGACGACAGTGAGGGAAAATACAACGCCAACCCCGAGCAGGCAGCCGACGACGTGGTGAAATGGACCTTCCGTCCCCTGGTCGAGCAGGTCGAAGATGAATTGAGCCTGAAGCTGCTATCCGAGTCCGACCAGGACGCCGGCCTAAAGGTCCACCTCGACACCAACTGCCTGATCCGAGGCGACCGGGAAACGCAATCCAACATCGTCACGCAACAGAAGGCCGCCGGCATCCTCACGCCCAACGAAGCCCGCCAGGAGATCGGCCTGCCGGCAAGCGATCATCCCGACGCCGACGCCCTGAAGACCGCCGGCGACACCGCCGCGCAAAAGCCGGTGGCCGACCCCGACGCGGCCGCGAACAAGAACTGATGAGTGATGAGTGAACCGTGACCCGGAGCGCTCTGAGTCACGGTTCACTCATCACTCATCACTCACGCCTAATCCCCATGAAGAATCAACGCCTGTGGTGCAGCGCGAAAGACGCGAAGTTGAAGGTCACGCGCCAGGTTTTCGCCGACGGCAAGGAATCGCCGATCGCGGAACTGAGCGGCTACCCCATCACCTGGGGAACGACCAGCAGCGATCGCGGAGGCTATCAGGTGCGCCTGGCGAGGGACTCCGCGAAATTCACCGCCGCGCCGCTGGCCCTGCTGCATCACGACTTCACCAAGCCGCTGGCGAGCGTCGGAAACGACACGCTGAAGATCGGAGACGCCGACGACTACGGTATCCCGGTCACGATCCAGCTGGACCTGAACACGACGTTGGGGCGAGACACCTACCAGAACGTCAAGAGCCAGCTGATCGGAGGCATGAGCTTCTCGATGGCCAACGGCTTCGAGGAATTCAGCGAGACCGAGAAGGACGAACAGACCGGGGGGCCGGTCGTGACCGTGAGCAAGTACACGGTCGATGAAGTCACCATCACCGCCATTCCCGCCTTCACTGAAGCGACCATCGCAGTGAAGCAGCCCGACAAGACCACCGAAACCCCCGCCGGCGGAATGTCCGCCGCCGCGCCCGACCGCATCGCCGCCAGCGTGTCGCTGGCACGCCTCCGCCTCCAAATGAACACCCTGGAAATGTAGTGGCACGGGCGTCCCGCCCGTGTCTTCCCAGCCCAAGACGAAACCCACCCGCACCCGGTTCACCACGAAGCCACACCAGAGCAGGGAGCATCGCCTCCGTGCTCTCTGTGCCTCCGTGGTGAACCTCTTCACCCCTTACCCGAGGACCACGTCCCATGGACATCAAAGCATTGCGCACCGAGTTCACCACGCTCCAGACCGCCCAGCAGACCGCGCTCGACGCCGTCGCCGCCGCCAAGCGCGACTTCACCGCGGACGAAAAGACCGCCTCTGAAAAGAGCTTCGGCCGCATGACCGAAATCAAGAACGTGCTCGAGCACCAAAAGAAGCTGGCCGAGAGTTCTTTCTCCGCGCTCAAGGACCCGGAGAACGCGACCGACCCCGCCGCCGCGGACAAGATCGAAACCCAGACCTCGCCCCCAGGCCAGGCCGAGCAGGCCGCGGTCGAGATCCGCGTCGGCCAGACGTTCGAGAACGGCCGCAAGAAGATCAGCCGCGCCGAATTCGCCAAGCACTTCAGCGCCTGGGCGCGGGAAGGGCGCAGCGCGATGGCCCAGAAGTTCGCCACGATCACTTCAGCGACCGACGGCAACCTTCTCCTCCCGACCGAAGTGGATGAGCCGATCATCCCCCAGGCCGCGAACACGATCCGCGAGGCGCTGAGCATCTACGGTCAAAAGGCCATGCAAACGCCGACCACGCGCAACATCACGCTGCCCGTCGCCGACGCCAGCGCCGGTGGAGTCGTCGCCGAAAGCGCGGGCGCTGAAACCGAGAACGAGCCCGCGTTGACCGCCAGCATCAGCCTGCCCGTGAGCACCTACCAGAGCGGCAGCACATGGTTTTCGAATAAAGAACTGATGGCCGTCGATTTCGATTTCATGAGCGCGATCCTCCCCGCGCTGGCCTACTCGAAAGAGCTCGGCCTCGAAAGCGCCTTCTTCACCGCGATCATTGCGGACGCCGGAATCACCCAGACCGTCGCCGCGGCCACCGACGGCGGGTTCACCTACCCGAACCTGGTGGCGCTCAACAGAATTCTGCCCAAGCGCTACAACGCCCTCAAGGTGATCTTCCTGAGCAAGGACGCCTACACCGCCGCGGAAAACTTAGTCACAACCACCGGCTACCCGATTTTGAACGCGTTGGATCCGCAAAAGTCCAGCCTCAAATACTTCAACGGCACCCCGGTCTTGTGGACGGATTACCTGCCCACCTTCGGAGTCGCCGCCAAGATCGGATTCGTGATGAGCCTCGTAGGCTTCCGCCTCCGCGACTGCGGCCAGGAGCAGGTGCAGCGCTACACACAGTACCCCGGCCGCCCCGCGCAGACCGGTTTCAACCTCTATGGCTACCACGCCTACGGCTACGCCAGCGCCGCGCTCGCGTCACTGAAAACCCCCTAATCCGGGGAGGATTACCGCAGAGGCGCGGAGACGCAGAGAAGCGCACACGCCGCTTTTTTTCCTATCTCTGCGCCTCCGCGACTCCGCGGTTATCTTGCATTTTGTTTTTTTCAGGAGTGCCATGCGAATCCAAATGATCCAGACCCTGGCCGATCATCGCCAGTGTTTCGTGATGGGCGAGACGTACGACCTAGACGAAGCCCGCGCCAAGAAGCTCCTGGCCGCGAAGCTGGCCAAGCCGGCCAAGCCCGAGCCCAAGCCCGAAGACGAAAAGAAGTGATTCGCCGCAGAGACGCAGAGACGCGGAGAAGAGAAAAGAGCTTTTGATTTGTCCTCTCTGCGCCTCCGCGCCTCCGCGGTAATCCTCCTATGTATTACTCGCAAACCAGACCCGCCAGTCCGCCTCTCATCACGTTCGCGCAGATGCAGAGCCAGCTCCGCATCACGACCGATGACGAGGCCCAGTACATCGCGGATCTGATCGACGCCGCCACCGAGTACGCCGAGCAGGCCCTCGACTCCAGCCTGTTGACACGTGTCATCAGCGTCGTTTACACCACGCCCCAGGTGTTCGACCTGACGGGCACCAGCGGGATGGCCGTGGACTTCCCCAGCTCATGGGCCCAGGGCCAGCGCTTCTACTTGCCCCGCGGCCCGGTGAGCATCGGAAGCGTCATCAGCGCCATCGACACCAACGCCAAGTCGCTCACGTTCACCCAAGACCGCCGCGGCCTGGCCGACTACTGTGTCCTCACGCCCGGCCAGGCTTTCGTGGCGCCGCTCACGATCACCTACACCGCCGGCTACGGCGCCGCCGCCGCGGCAGTGCCCGCCGATCTAAGAATGGCGATCAGAACGCACACGGCCACGCTGTTCGAGAACCGCGAAAGCGTGAGCGAGGGTAAGACGCTGGCCGCCGTGCCGCATTCGCTGGAAGCGTTTTACCGGTTGCGCAGACGCGCTTGCCCCGTGGCGTGAGCCAATTCAGAATTCCGAATCCCCGGAATCCGAATGAAGACGGACGCGCCTCCTTTTCTTCATTCGGATTTCGGGTATTCGGGAATTCGGATTTACCATCCCTCCCATGCAGGCCGGCCAACTCCGCCATCTTCTGACGATCATCGCCCCCGCCGGCCAGACCCAGGACGCCGCCGGCGACGTGACGACCAACTGGGCCCCGCTGGGCATGGCCTGGGGCCGCGTGACGCCGACGGCGGGGCGCAACCTGGCCCTGGGCCAGATCCCGACCACGAACCCGACCGCCACGCACGAAATCGAGCTGCGCCACCTCGCGGGACTCACGCCCGAATGCCGCATCGAGTACGCCGGCCGCATCTTCGCGCTCAACTCCGTCCGCAACGTGGATGAGCGAAACATCCGACAGGTCTGTGTGGCGACGGAAGTCGTGTGAAGAGGGATTCACCGCGGAGACGCAGAGACGCAGAGAAGATGAACCATCACAGGCCCAGGAGGAGCGCATCCTCCATATTAACAGCACAAGATCATGCAAATCGAAGGTCTCACCGAATCCCTGGACATGCTGCGCCTCCTGGCCGCGCGGGACGGGGGGCGCAAATCGGCCAAGGGGATCATGCGCAAAGCCGTGCGGGCGGGGGCCAAGATTCTACTCCGCGAGGCCAAGGACCACTGCCCACAGGAATCGGGAAGGCTGGAACGCAGCATCAAACTCAAAGTCGCCAGCCGCAAAGACAAAATCACCGCCAGCGTCGGAACCCGAGCGAAAGACTTCACCGGCCGCACGTTCTACGGAGCGTTCGTTCTGTGGGGCCACATGGTCGGGAGCAGGAAGCTCGGGAGCAGCCGCCGCCAGGTGCCCGCGAATGACTTCCTCACCCGCGCCCTGGAATCCCAGGGCCAGGCCGCATCGGAAGCAGCCGCCGCCAGCATCGAAGAGCAGATCGAAAGCATTTAACCACGAAGACACGAAGCCACGAAGGTAAGAGCAGAGCTAATTCTTTGCTTCGTGCCTTCGTGCCTTCGTGGTGAATCCGCATGATCGGAAGCGCTCTTTACTCCAAGCTCACGACCACCGCCGGCATCGCCGCGCTGTGCGGCACCAACATCTACCCGAATTACATCCGCGAATCCGACCAGCTCTACCCCCAAGTCGTTTACGACGTGGGCGAGATCGTGGAGGAAGTGAGCTTCGCGGGGAACGTCGGGATCGCCAGCGCAAAAGCGAAAATCACCGCCGTCGCCAAAACCTACCTCGCCTGTGACGCCCTGGCGAAGGCCATCGTCGCCGCGATCGACGAAGCCGCGGGCACTTGGGCCGGGACGCAGATCAACGGGGTGTGGCTGGAGGACGTGGAGGAAGAGATCGTTCACGACCCCACCACCGAACTGATTCTCTACTTCGTGAAGGTCGTGACGTTCGAGGTCTCGTACGGAAACTGAAGATGGGGTGTGGGGTGTGGGGTATGGG